ATTTTTCTCATCATAGTTGTTGAAATATTCTTATTTAAATATTCCTTTGAAGTTTTAATCAACAGCTGAGAAATACCATTACGTGTAATTGTATCACCTTTTAAATTTGTAAATAAAACATCTCCATTATTTTTTTTAGTGATTTTAATAAACATCCTTAAAATCTTTTCTAAATCCTTTGGAACATCTATTTTTTTTTCACCATATTTTTTATTTGTTTTATATTCATTCAAAACTAAAAACATCTTATTTTTTTCTTTTACTAAATAGTTTTCATTTTCTTTTTGTTTACTAGTTAATTTATTATATTCAGTTTTTGATATTATCTTCATTCCACTCATATCATTACGTGTTGGTAATCTTAACAAGAATGAAAATAAAGTATAACCAAGAAGTAAATTTAAATCATTACGATTAATATTTTCCTTTTTCTTTAATTTATCTCTTTTAATTTCATTTTCCATTTGACTTAACATCTTTTGTATTTCTGATATTTCAACAAAATTATTTTTCTGTTTTTCAGAGATTTTACCACTACTTTGGTCTTCAGCATATTGTTCATTTAATTTATCTCTAATTGACACATATTTCTCAATTAATTTATCTTGTTTTTTATCGTGATTCAATGCCATTAATAAAACAATTATACTATTATAAAAATTCCTTGCTGTGGTGAAATGTTTATCTTTTAATTTATCTACAACTTCATCCACATTTTTTAAGAAATCAAAACCATCAGTATCAAATAGTTTTTGTAATCTTCTTAATTGTGTTTCATATTGTTTAACCGTATTTGGTTTTAACTTTGGTCTTGATTTTGAAATATCTTCAGAAGGGTTTTTAGATTTTATACTCATTATTTATATGAATATAAAATAGATTTATTTTTTTAATTAAAAAAATTTAAATTTAAGCATTGTAAACTTCAAAATAACCATTATCTAATCTTGCTACACGAATGTATTCACAGAAACAACGAAGTAAATCAACAACTCTACCAGATGTTGGAACGTGACTTGTGATATGTAGTTCAATACCACGCTGACCAACACGACCATTTGTAAGACGAGTAGAAAGATTAAAGAAATGTCCTTCCAAACCAGTATCTTGCGGACGACCTTCATATGCGTTAGTAGTAACACCACCAGCAACAGTTCCACAATTACTAAATTCTTGTCGTGTAATGAAAGGAACACCTTCTGATTGCTGGAAGATAGAGAATATACGAGACATATTATCAACATCAGAAGTAAACTCAAATCTATCATTATAACGAAGATTGTATTTTATAGCACTTGCTACACCACTCGCATTTACAAATGGTGACATACTATTATTTTGACCCAAAATAGTAGTTTCATCTTGAGAATCAGCTGAAAATAATGAAATAACACGTGGAACCATTCTATTTGCCATACCAAGATTTCTTATTACTCCATTTGTTAACTGTGTTGGTGTCGTAGTATGTTCAACTAAACGATAATCAACAAATGTAAAGTTCATATCTTTACCACGACCCATCGCAAATCTGTCCATTTCATCACTAGAACCATAGAAGATATAATCAGCACAGAATTTAAGTTCATCACGAACAATTTCACACGCTACATTAGTAGTTTGACCAGACGCAATCTGAACACGCCGTTTAGCACTTGGTTCAAATGTAATTTCAATATTTATTGGTTCTTTGATTAAATATAGTGGTAACTGATTTACCTTAAGGAAAGGAAATAAATCAGATAAATCAATACTATATGATGGACATTCTTCTGGTTTACCAGTATCCATCTTCGCCCAAGAAGGTTGATTTAATCTATCATCAGATATATCGTATTCCATACCGTTATCTAAACCATATGAATCAGCAAAAACTTTAGAATCATTATTGTAGACAAATCCGTGATTCATAACACGTCCAGTTAAATACTGTTCACGCTCAAGATTAGTTTCATTAGTAAGTAGTGAAGATTTAACAGCGTGAAGTGATGCCCAAGAATCAATTTCATTGAGAGTTTTATTTCCAATTTTAAGAACTGCTTTTTTGATTACTTGACCAATACCAACGTGCGGTTGGAGAAAAACATTTGTCTGTCCTGCACCAGGCTTTAAAGCAATAAATAATTTACTATGAGAATGTAAGAAACCTTTATTTTGTAGAGTGAATCTCGCAAAACCATCAGTAGTTGTCGCCCCCTGTGAGAATACGACTGGTTCAAGTAAATCAGTTTCTAACTGCTGTGTGTAGTTAGCGGGAATCTGGTCAAGCATAAGAAAGTTTGGAATATCATCATCATCAGACATTTTAATTTTATAATGATTCTATTATAAAAAAAACAAAAAAAATTTAATCAAATAAAAAAGTATAGAAAAAAACCAATGATTACTCTGTAATACGATAAACATTCCAGTAAGTTTTATATCTTAAATCCATTATGAATTTATAACATATTACATCAATCTTATTATCAAAATATCTTTTATTTTTATTTTTGTAATATCTCCATTTATTATGAGATTTTATAAATTTTACGTTATTCATTCTCTACAATAAGAATTGATAATTATTTTTTAAATAATTTTACTGACGAAGTTGAACACCTTGTGGAGAATATAACAGCTGTGATTTAGACTTGATGAAAATATAAACACCAATTGGATTATCACTTTTTAAATCAGATTCAACAGATAAACCCCATTGTTCTTGAGAAAAGTCTTCACCACTTTCACCAATACCATATTTGACAGCAAGACCATAAACACCACCACCTTCAGCGATATTCAGATATGAATCTTCACCAGTAGCAGAAGTTGTCATATTATAGTTTCTGTTCATATTAACAGGAGATACGGAAAGACGTTCCATAGAATATTGAGAATCTGGTGAAATTGCTTCAACAAGAGTTTTAACAATCTGCGGGTCAACAACCTTTGAATCAGTATTTGTAGCATCTACGATATTGGTTACATAGTCAAAATCTGCTGGATATTTTGAACCGCCTTTGAGATACTGAACTCTACGAATTGGAGCAAGTGCTGTGAGACTTGAACCATCACCGCTGGGGAAAGTTGTTGCTTGTCCATCTTGAGTAAGAGTATTAATATTAGAAACGGGCATAAAGGTAACAAAAGCAGAAATAACATTCTGTAAAGCAAGTGAATACTGAATTTGAGCATTTGTGGAATTAATACTAGTATAAAGAGAAGTAATAGTATTAAAATCATAAGCACCTTCTGAACCACCAGCAGAACCAGATGGAATATCACTTACTTCACAAGTTAACTTGAGATTAGATAATTCATAATGAGCATCTCCAATACCAGCGGTAGAAGCATTAGTATTAAAAAGAACATTACTATCTGGTTGGAGTAAAAATTCTAACTGGACACCACCAAAAGCGTCTGGTCTTAAATCTACCTGCTGACCACTGGACATAAATCCAGATGGGACGTGAAATGAAAACTCATTTGTTTGAGACTTGTCAGTTGAAGCATTTTCCATAACTGCTTTACGGAAAGTAGTAGCGTTTGGATAAATTAAACACGCTTGTTGAAGATGTCCAATCTGGTCTTGTAAAGAACTGGTGCAGGAAAGGTATGAATTCATAAATTTTGAATAATGGCGAATATTTTCACATACCATTTTTGAACGATTTGCTCTAATAGTTAATGATTCAATAACATTATAAATTCCAAGACGATTATTCATAGTTACATTATCACCATTTGTTAAAGGTGTTGGTGTAGCAAGATTATCTTTAAAAGCGTTGAAATTACCAACAATACGAACTGTTGAAGGGTCTAATAAACCATCTTGAGCAGATACAGTAAACGATAGAACGGGGAAACCGTTCTTAAATGATATTTTTCCATCAGCTGGAATATTATCTGGACGAATCTCAATATAGCGGGAAGTCATATTTATAAATTAAACACTTATAAAAATTATCAATAATAAATTAATAAAAAATTTTAATGAACAATATAAAAACTCTTTATATCAATCTTGAATCAAGAAAAGATAGAAAAGAACATATTGAAAATATTTTACCAAAAGCAGAAAGAGTAATCGCTGTAAAAGATAAAGTTGGTTATATTGGTTGTGTAAAATCTCATATTAAATGTTTACAAATAGCAAAAATAAGAAGATATAATCAAGTAATTATTCTTGAAGATGATTTCAAATATAAAGATAATAGAACCCTTGAAAATATGATAATACCAGAAAAATATGATATGTTATTATTATCCAATTTAATTCGTGGCAAAGATACAGAATATTATGATGATAATTTTGATAGAGTTTTTAAAGCACAATGGACAAGTGGATATCTTATTCATCAAAAATTTTATCAAACTTTAATTAAAACATTTGAAGAATCATTAAAAAGATTACAAGTAAATTATTGTAGAGAAAATTATTTAGATATTTATTGGAATCGTATTTTTAAAGATAATTTAATCTTGAAACATAAAAAAATAATTGGTTCTCAATTAGAAGAAGATTTTAGTGATATACATAATAAAGTTATTAAGAGACAAAATTAACTACTGGACAACTTCAACAGAACCATCACTAATTACTAAACGACGAATATGGAAAACATAAGCATTGAATAGTTTTCCTTTGCTTGGAGCAGTAGATGTCTGATATTTGAGAATAACAGCAAGGTCTTTGCCCCTTAAATCAAGAACACCATTCTGACCACCAGCCGAGAAACCACGACCAAAGATGAAATTATTCATAAATTCACTGAAAGAACGGGGTTTAATTCCACTATTATCTAATGTTTTTTCTAATTCATATAGATGGAAAGCATCTAATGAATTCTTTGTTGCTATTTTTCTTGTAGAGATTTCACGAGACGGAACACGCTTACCATCAATAGTATACTGAATACTTGATAGTTCATCAACAATACCAGTGTAAGCAGAACGATTAGACGCTAAACAAGTATCAGCATCTGCTTTACTTGTAGTATTATCAACACTGAAATTAGTTCCTTGAATTACATAAGTTCCAGAACCAGAGATTAACTGTGCTGAAGTGTAAACCGTAGAATCTTGTGGAACAATCATTAATGCTTTTGCTCTGCTATTTTGAGCAAAAATCTGGAAAGTAGTTTGTCTATCAGTAGCAAGAATGCTGTGCTTATAATTAGTTGTAGATAAAATATCAAATTCAATTGCTCTTCCTTCACGAACTTTACTTAACATACCCGCTTCATACTGTGGGTCAAGCATTACTTGAGAAACAATTAAATTTACATTTGATATTTCATAACTAGCATCGTAAGATGTCGCATCAGCAACAGCAGTTGAATACATAACAAAATCTTCTGTTACATTTGTTCCAGTATTATTTCTTGAAGCAGTAGTTTTGACTTCAATAAGACCTTGTCCACCATTAGCAGTAGAAGAGAGATTAATTTCACTAATGGTTAATGTATCATTAAATGTAGATTTACTACCATTATTTTCTGCTAAACAGAAGTTGAAAGTTTCACCACACACAAATGGGAAACGAGCAACTCTATCAGCACCCGAAAGATTATTAGCATCATCAACATAGAAAGTATCTGAACCAGACCCATTAACCCAATCATCTGGTGTGCTTGAACCATTTAGAGAATGGAAGAATGGATTAAGTGGAGTTCTTACATCACGAAGGACTGAATCCAGCTGTTTGATAACATTTTCACTCTCATTTAAATCTAGTTCTATATAAATACCGTTGGTCATCATAACTGGGAAGATAGAAACCGAATCAGCAAAAATACCAGTGTGAAGGGGTAGTGTAATTTTAGCATTTAAGAAATCAGTATCACTGAAATTAGTAGTTTGATTGCCAGAAGTCTTTTTGAAAAAAGGATTAGTGATAGTATTTGCCATACCAGTTTTGCTTGTTCCCAATGTTCCACGATTATCTGGTTGATGAACAGCACAACCTTCTGTTAAAGCACGCATATTTTCAGTAGTTACGTCTTTATCATAATCATATTTTACTGCTACATAAGAAGCATAGTCAGAAATCTCTTCAAGAAGTTGACCACGAGAACCATCATAGATTCTAATATTTTTGATTAGTGTAGAAGTGCACTTATCTAACTGTAATCTGGTTGGAGTTCCACCAGAAGGTAGAGATAGTTTTACATTAAACTGGAGATAAGTTTCTCTACCATCCATAAATTTGGTAGACGGGTCTACAAAGATTTGAACCTTCTGACCAGGCGAATAAGATAAACCATTTTCAGAAGGGACAGAGATTTTCTTTTCACCAACACGGGCGGAGTCATCAGCAGACCAATAAGAACTCATTTTTATATAATTGACAATTATAAAAATAATAAAAAAAATAAAATTAAAAAAGTTATTTATTGAACTCTTCCAGTTGTAACAGTTTGAATATCTGGAATTGCCATTTGTTTTTCAGTTTGTTGCTGTTGTTCTGTTTTTAAATCATCTGCTTGTTTATCTTCATCTAATTTTTCACCAACTGTATCTGTAATACCAGATGCTAAATCAAGAACACCGCCAACAAGTTTAGCAGGTGGAAACACAGTTCCAACCATATCACCAATTGTTCCACCAATCTGTAAAAGATTGCCCGCTTTTTCCCAAGTATTATTTCCTTGAATACCACCAGATTTAATATCTTCATATAAATCAATACCACCAAGAGCAGCCGAACCAAGAACACCCGCTTTGCCAACTGCTTTACCGAGAGCAGTATCATCAACCAAATCTTCACCTTCTTTTGCTAGACCTTTTGCTACAGCATTATCAGAAGATTCAGCAACTTCTGAAACAGTTTCAGCATTATTAGCACCTTCAGATATTGGTTCTATTGATGGTTCAGTTGTAGATTCAACTGGTGCTGGTTCTTGACTTGGTAAAGTTCTACTTCTTCTTATACTTCCTTCAGTTGGATTTGTAGCATTTCTGGAAGCAACCCATTTATTATATTCATCAACTTTAGCAGGAATATCTTTTGCTGTCCATAGATTCGTTGCTTGTGTTTTAATCTCTTTAATTGTATCAGCTGTTTTTTCTTGTTCTCTAAGTCCTTGTATCTTATCAGCAATATCAGCATTATGTTGTTTTACTCTTTCATTGAAATCTCTGACCGCCTGCATTCTCGCATTACCCAGAGCGATAGCATTTCCATTAGTTCCATATAAATCCATTTTATAAAATTGATAATATTAAAATTTAAAAATTAAAAAAATCAATCAATTTCTAATTCTTCTGCTTCTTCACTATCTCTTGTTGGATAAATTTTTCTCTCGTGTCTAATATATGCTTCAGCTGGATTTTCAGATAGTTTTAAATATAAAAATGAATATCTATCTTTATGTGCTTCATCATATAATTTCATAAAATTATCTTGACCACCAACTAAATCACCATATTCTTCTGCTATCTTTTCTAACTCTTTTTGATTCTGTTGTTTACATATAATTACATCAGTAGCATTATTTCTAATCATACCAGATACAGCACGGAAACTTTGAACAGCAATAACATAAAAATCTATGTAATGTCTAAATCTAGTGCTAAAAAAACTTACTTGATTAGTTTTCTTAAAATCCTTTGTTAAAACATCATCCATTACAAGAGCATATGTTGGTCTATCTTCTTTGTTTTCATATTGTCCTTGACTCTTTTTAATATTCTCAATAATATTATCTTCATAATGGTCCATACAATCAAAATGTTTTGAAAGTATTTTACCCTTATTATCTGTGTGTAATGTTGTAGATACAAATTTAACTATATCAAATTTATCTTTATAGAAATCTGGATTACAAAAATAGTTCACAAGTAGATTGCTCTTACCACTTCTTACTGAACCAATAATTAAACATAGTGAAGGCATAGATGGTAAATTTTCGTGAATATCATCAAATTTTTCAGAAGGTTTTTCATCTTTTACCTTTAGAACTTTTGGTGCTGATTTAGACTTATGTGGCATTATAATACAATTATAATATATTTATTTTAAATTTTTTATTCACTAAAATACATAATTCTATCTTTTAATTTATCCATACTTTTTTTATGTAATTTTTCAAATTCATCACAGGGTAAATCAAATAAATCATCTAATTGATAGAGATAAAAATCAACCACTTCTTCTGAAAATCTTATATTGATATCATTCTGAATTTTTATACATTCCTTATTAGTTTTACCTTTTGTTTTTTCAATATATTCATTATGATAATCATCAACCTTTTTATTACAATTGTTAAAATAACCTTCAATACATTTATCTTTGTCTAAATAAGGTTTTTCAATTTCAATAACCATATCACGAAATACATCAATAACTTCTTGTTCTACTTCTTGTTCTACTGCTTGTTCTACTGCTTGTTCTACTGCTTGTTCCGCTTCTGATTCATCATCTGTGAAAATAACTTCTTCTTCTTCATCATCAGAAGTAATAAAATTTTTTTCATCTTCAATAATTGGTTGGTTGTTTTCTTCTCTTAATTTATCTGCTAAAAATCCAAATTCCCTTTCAACATTCATTACAGTATTAGCAAAAATGTCTTTTTTATCAACTATAATTGGTTTCTTTACATTTAATTGTTGTAGTATTTTTTCAGCATATTCAGCAATTACTTTTCTCTGTTTTAAAGGTAATTCATCAAGTATTTTATTTCCCCTTAATTTATCAATCTCTGCTTTGTATTCAGATAATGTTGGATATCCATTTTCTTTTAAAATTTCAGAAGGTGATTTTATTTTTTCACCTTTGGAGTGTGCGCTGGGCGCCGTGAAAATAACTTCTTCTTTTTCATCTTCAATAATTTCTTCTTCTTCATCATCAGATTCTTGATAATAAATAATTTTTGGTTTTACTGCTAATTGTGCTTTTAGTTCTTCATTTTCTTTCATTAGTTCATAAATAATTTTATCTTTTTCATTAATTGTAATTAATAATTTACTAACATCAATAGTTGTATTTTTTGGTTTTTTTAGTAATAAATCTCTTTGTTTATTTTTGTGAAATTCTATTTGTCTTAATCTCCATTGAATAAAAGCAGAATATTTTTTTGAATTTTTTGGTTTATCAACTAATACCATTTTTTTTAGTTGAGACTTAAATGAACGTCTCGCACCTTTTGATGGAAACTTAATTCCATCAACATATTCTGTAATCATTTTATCAAATTGTTTTTCAAAATCATAATCAGCATTTTTTACACATCTGATAGCATAATATGCTTCAATTTCTTCATCAAGAATATTTGGATGGTTTAGAGAATTTGGAATATGAATCATTTTGTTTTCTATACTTAACTTAATAAAATAATTTATCTTTAAATAGAGATGGCAATATTGACACGTGGTAGCAGCTGACACGGTCATTAAAATACGTCATATTATAGAGAGCAAATTAACAAAGAATAATTATATGTGTGTCAATTAATGCGACGTTTAATTTTATAGAAAAATAATTATTCTAAAAACAAACTAAATATTAAATCTTCTGGTATTCTATATCTTTCTAATTTATCTGTTTCATTATTAAGAGATTTATTTACATTTTTATAATCTTTATATTTTCTTCTTAATTCAGCTGTATTTACTCTTATGATTTCACCGTTGTCAATAACTGTTTTACTTGTTCCCATTCTTGCTTTATGTTTTTGTCTTAATGCTTTTGTATTACATAATACCTTCTTACCATCTATCATTTTATAACCATTACCCAATACTTTATTATGTTTTGAATCAATCATATTACCACAAGAACCACTTTTATCACAAATTAAATTATTCCATCCTTTTTTATTAGTCCATATTCTTGTGCGTTTTTCATATCCCCAATCTGAATACATACAATATGAAACATCATAAAAAGGTTTATCTTTCATAATATCTCTATTCTTTAATTTTCCAGTCTGTGGATTTTCAATAAACCAATATCTTGGATTAAAATATTCAATAATTTCAAATGCTTTTAAAACTAATTTATCTGCTTCAATCATATTATTTTCCATAGTTTCTTTTGTATAAATTACACCATCTTTTTTCTTTCTACCCAACCAACAAGACTGAAGATTACTATATTCTGTGCAGGGTGGTGATGCCCATATAATATCAAACTCATCTTTATCATATTGTTTATAATCAAAATCCATAATATCAATTTGATGAACGGCTGGTAAAAGTAAATCAACGCTAACAACTTCCCAGTCCAATTGCTTACATACTTTACCAATTGAACCAGTTCCAGAAAATAATTCTAATACTTTAATCATTTATATATGTTTATTTAAAATTTTTTTGTTTCTTCTAACTAACATTTCTCTTAATTTAACAGGATTTGATGGAATATATCTTGGTTCACCACCCATATTATAATGATTAAATTTTTTAATCCAATTACCATTTTTACCATACAAATGATAGATAAAATCATCACATTGCCAATCTGTAATCTGTGGTGGAAAAACCCAACCAAATATTTTATAATGTTTTTTATGTAATAAAAACTGTGTTGGAATAGAATTATTATTACTAAAACCAGCTGAATAACCAATATTATTATTCATTTTTAAACAATTAATAAATATTTTTAACCAGTTAATATCTGCATCAAATCTAATATCATCTCCACAGACTTGAAAATAATCAAAACCATCTTTAATACATTTATCTGCTAGAAAATTCCATATGTGAGTTGGTTTACCTTTAAAATTATCATCAAATGATAACCATTTCAAAGATATATTTTGATAATTTTTTGGTAATGAAATATTACTATATAATCTATCATCTTCGTCATAACCAATATAAACTGTAATATCATAAATAGTTGTTAAATTATTGATACTTGGTAAAAGTATTTGATTCAAGTAAGTTTCTCTAAAATTATTCCAATTGCGTTTATTACTGGTTGATGGAACAAGAAAAGCAATCTTTTCTTTATTATCATTTAATAAATCAGATTGTGGTAAAGTATTAATAAATTTACTAATTGAAACTTTATTATTATAATTAATTACAGATTTATTATTATTATTTGACATCTTATTGATGAAATTTAAAATATATGATAACTCTTCCCAAGATTTTAAGTGAACACTTTTACCATTTGGAACATTATATTTATCACCTTTTCTTTGATAATCATCAAAAAAATAATTTGGATTATGTGAAGGTGTTTTAGTTATCATTAATGAACCATCTTCTTGTTTTTCACATTCAGGAATAAATTCTACATAATCACAATCAAAACCAGCTGTATGAATATTATTATAATAATCAAGAGCATAAAATACTGCTGATGAACCGCTACACCAAGTTTTAACTAATTTAAAAATTGAATTATTATCTTTCATTAAATCTTCAATAAATATTATACTATTATCTTGTGCGACTTCGTCGTAATCAGACCATACATTTTTGATAGTATTACTCAATAAATATTTTTTACACTTTTTCTGTTTTATATATTCTTTGACTTCTAAATTCTTTTGACAAACAACAGTATCAACATTAACATAAATAGTTGGATGAATATTAATCTTATTCCAATATCTGAATGCGAGACAACAACCAATCCAATCACAATTAATTTTTCTGAAATCAAAACCTTGTAAAGATTTTCCATTTCCAAGAACTAAACAATCCATTAATTATAATTAATGAAAATATAAAAAAAAAAATAAAATAACTCAACCGTGTCAATAATTGGCACGCTTATTAAAATACTCTGATAAAACTTTCTATTCTATAAGGGTTATTTATATGACCGTGGCAATTAATGACACGGTGTGTCAATATTGACACGCTTTCAAAAAATATTACTTTTCTTCAATTGTGTAAACTTCAGATAATGATTCAATACTTATTGGATATGTAATGCGATACCATTTCTTCATTTTGCTTTTTGGTGTTTGTAAGTGAGACCACCAGAAATTCACACCATTGACGAAGGCGAGACTAGTTTTAGCACCTTTTCCACCTTTACGTTTTATCAAATATTTATAACATCTTTTACTATATATTTTGTTTTCATAAAAAATATAATTGTCATCTTCATAAATAATAATTTCTTCAGTCATTTATAGAAATAAATAAATTCTTTTTTAAATATTAA